TATCTTGCTAGCACCTATCACTCTCATTACACTTCCGAAGAATCAAAGACACAGACCTTGGATCTGATTGGAAGCATTGGAGATGGTGAAGCATTCTCCCGTTCCAATGCAATCAAATATCTCTCCAGGTTTGGTAAGAAGAAAGGAAAGTCAAAACTTGACATTCTGAAGGCAATGCACTATTGTATTCTTCTCTATCATTTCTCTGGTCTCCACAATCAAAACACTGATAACTATGAAACTTTCTGAATCTACTGTCAATCTCCTGAAGAACTTCAGCAGCATCAATCAGTCTATCCTGTTCAAGCAGGGTACCAAACTTCGCACAATCAGTGTGATGAAAAACATTCTGGTGGAAGCAAACATCGATGAAGAACTTCCTAAGGACTTTGGCATTTATGACCTGAACCAGTTCCTCAATGGTCTGTCTCTCCATAGTAATCCTGATCTGGACTTTGAGAAAGCAGATGATTATGTGGTGATCAAAGAAGGACGTATGCGTTCCAAGTACTTCTTTGCCGATCCTAGTGTGATCGTGTCTCCTCCTGATAAAGAGATCTCTCTTCCATCTGAGGATGTCTGCTTTGAGTTGACCAGTCAACAACTGGAGAAACTGAAGAAAGCATCTTCTGTTTATCAACTCCCTGACATCTCTGCCATTGGTGATGGTAAGGAAGTCAAGTTGGTTGCCCGTGATAAGAAGAATGATTCCTCCAACGACTTCTCGATTGTGGTTGGTGAGACTGATTCTGAGTTTGTGTTCAACTTCAAGGAAGAGAACCTGAAGATTGTTCCTGGTAACTATGATGTTGTGGTTTCATCCAAACTACTCTCTCGTTTCACCAATAAGAACATTGATGTAACTTATTACATCGCTCTGGAACCTGATTCTTCCTTTGGCTGATGAAACACATTCTCTTTACTCTGAAAGGTTGCTCTGAGGAGTTTTTGGATGATGAGGAGTTTGTGAGAGATGTGTTGTACAACGCATCCAAGAAGTGTCAGTCAACTCTTCTGGCACTTCATTCTCATAAGTTTGAACCTCAGGGTGTAACTGCCATTGTGTTGTTGGCAGAGTCCCACATAAGCATTCACACATGGCCAGAGAAGGGGATGGCAGTCTGTGATGTGTTCACTTGTGGAGACCATACCACACCAGAGAAAGGTGTGGAGTACATGAATACTATGTTTGGAGCAACAGACATGGTGTCCAATGAATTTGTGAGACCACTATCGTGAAAGACTGGCAAACATTGTTTGATAACATGTCCGAAGAGGACAAGGATGGCGTCGCACTCCTGAGAGTCATGGAGTGCACTAATGGCGTCATCCAATTCGCGTATCGTGGTAATGAACCTTACGCACTTCCGATTGAACAAACTCGTGAAGTAATGAACTTCAGTATGGGTTGTATCAAACGTTGGACCATTCCTCTCAAAGAAGGTGACGTGACTTTCTCTGATGAGACAGTGGAAGTCCTCAAAGAGGTTCGTGAGTGGTACCAGAAAGGTAAGAAGGATGATGCTGCATTTGCTGAGTTTATGAGAGCATCGGCAGCAAGTGCCAAAGCATGTGGCAAAGAAAGGATTGTTAAAGCAAGTAAAATCCTAGAAGAAAACTTTGACGTTTTCCCAGATGGCACGTTAAACTGGGGTGTTGGTTATCTTATGCAGTTCTTGTGAATATTTTCGTAACGCACCCAGACCCAGTAATATCTGCAAGAGTTTTACCAGATAAACACATTGTCAAGATGCCTTTGGAGTGTTGTCAGATGCTCTCCATTGTTGCATCGGATAAATGGGGTCACGGATTTGGGACCATTCCTAAGGCAGATGGAACGCCTTACAAGACCACTGCAGGCGCTTTCAGGCATCATCCCTGCACCATATGGGCATCTGAATTTGTCCTGAACTGGCGGTGGTTGATTCGCCACGGTCTCGCACTGTGTGAAGAGTATTCCAACAGGTATCAGAAGATTCACAGTTGTTTGCCTGCTCTAACACATGCTCACCACATCTTCCCTATGGCAGATCCAGCAGGGAGGTCAGGTAAGGACCCAACGCCCTTTGTCAGAGCAATGCCTGATGAGTTTAAGTTGGATGACAGTATTACAACTTATGACGCTTACAAAATGTATATCGCATCCAAACCCTGGGTCAAAGACAATTATGTTAGACTACCAGAAAGGAAACCCGATTGGTTATGAAAACAGTTCTCACAGTTGATGATGATGGAATTCTTACATTCCCTGAAAACTTCCTGGACAGTCTGGGCTGGAAGGAGGGTGATGTGTTAGAATGGATTGATAATAAAGATGGATCTTTTTCACTGAGGAAACCTGATGAGTCGGAATGAGTTTGTCTGGACGGAGAAGTATCGTCCCCAGACAATTGATGATTGTATCCTCCCTGAGAGGACCAAGAAAACCTTCAAGGACTTCCTCAAACAGGGTGAAGTTCCTAACTTGTTGTTGTCTGGACCTCCTGGTTGTGGTAAGACAACTGTTGCTAAAGCACTTTGTAATGAACTAGGAGTAGATGTCTATGTCATCAATGGATCAGATGAGGGTCGCTTCATCGATACTGTCAGAAACAATGCGAAGAACTTCGCTTCGACCCTCTCACTTTCTTCGTCTGCAAAACACAAAGTCATCATCATTGATGAGGCAGATAATACAACCCCAGATGTACAACTCGCCCTTAGGGCATTTACTGAGGAGTTTGTTGGTAACTGCAGGTTCATCTTCACCTGCAATTACAAGAATAAAATTATCCAACCGCTCCACTCCAGGTGTGCTGTCATTGACTTCTCTCTCAAAGGAAAAGAGAAAGCAGCTCTCGCAGGAACCTTCTTCGAGCGTCTCCAAACAATCCTGGATAAGGAAAGTGTTGCGTTTGATAAAAAGGTCCTTGCCGAACTAATCAACAAACACTTCCCTGACTGGCGTCGTGTTCTCAATGAGTGCCAACGTTATTCTGTTGGTGGAAAGATTGACTCTGGTATTCTTGCTACCTTCTCTGACGTTTCGGTCACCGACCTTTACAAGAACCTGAAGGAAAAGAACTTCCCCGAGGTTCGCAAGTGGGTGGTGGATAACTTGGACAACGATCCGTCGATGCTTCTTCGCAGGATTTATGATGGCATTTACAACCATCTCTCTGGTCCTGGCATCGCTGCTGCTGTACTTATTATTGCTAAGTACCAATATCAGTGTGCATTCGTTGCAGACCAGGAAATAAATATGTTAGCATGTCTAACTGAAGTAATGATTGAGTGTGAATTCAAATGAACGTAAAAGTGATTCGAATGTCCTCTGGTGAGGACGTGGTGGCAGATGTTCTTGAGGATAAGGAAGAGTCCCTTGTTCTGATGAACCCCATCGTTGCAGTTCCCACAGGTAACGGACAACTTGGTTTCGCTCCCTGGTCTCCTCTTCTCCGCCGCGATGTCAAGGAGATCGAAGTAAATAAGAAGTGGATCATCTACATTGCTGATGTCAATGACGATCTCATTGATCAGTATGAGGAGATGTTCTCACCCATCAAAACCCCCAGTAAGTCTCTGATTTTGTGATGAAACATTTACTTGCTTTATTGTTGTTAGTTCCAATGCCTGCTCTGGCAGAGAACTACACCCAGCGTGGTTACTCACAACAGCAAGAGTGCTACAAGGATGTGTATCGTGAGGAGTACATCCCAGGCACCAAGAATAGTCCTGGTTATGTGAAACGTTATAACGAACGTGTCGCTGTTCCTTGTGGTAATACACCAGCACCTGCTGCAACTACTCCAGTCCCCGAACAGAGAGCAGAGAACGTTGACGACAACTCGTGTATTGAAGGAAGTATTCTTGGCGGTATTGCTGGTGGTGCCATTGGTGCTGGTGTATCTCGTGGTGATGGTCGTTGGTGGGCAATACCCACAGGTATCGTAGCTGGTTCAATGGTGGGGTGTCAGATCGATGGAGGTTGATCAACTAGAGGTTGAAAGGTGTATTGATGATGATTATAATGTAGTCAATCACTATTACCGAGCCAAGAGGCTACATCCCGATATCCCATTCTATCTTCAGGATGAGTATGGAGACACCTATGAGTTTGGGTGGAAACTGATTTATGAATACATTGAAAAACTCACCAACGATGGTTATGGAACTTAAGGACTGGTTGAACTCAATCAACTTCACAAAAAAGAATCTGTTGGAAGAGGATCCCTCTCTCACTAAGG